AAGCTAAAACAGACTTACTTAATTTTACGGGTACAGATATTAAAGCAACCTTAGACGGTGAAGAAGTTGTTACAGATACAGCGAGTAGAGATGCAAGTAAAGCTGATGTAAGCGGTTTAAGTACATTTGACCCAAGTACGCAAGATGTAAACACTAATAATTTAAGTAGGGAAGCAAGCAAAGCAGACACTACAGACTTAGCGACTAAAGATAATCAAGAAATAATAAATAACGGTGTAAAAAAATCTAGTTTAATAATACCACATAATGAGGACACTCAATAATATAGATAAAATTTATACAATATTGTCGTTTAATAAATTTTACTTATCTTTACAAATGTGATTACACCTATATAAAATTAAATATGGATTTTAAACAAATATCATTAGATTTGAAAGACCTAGACGATTCTCAGGGAATTGTTACTGCTTACGCTAACGCTTACGATTTTAAAGATAGCGATGGTGATATTTCGGCAAGAGGTAGTTTTAATAAAACAGTATCAGAGAACTTTAAGAGGATTAGAGTTTTAAAGGATCACAACCCTAGAGAAATGGTCGGTGTGCCTTTGAATATAGACCCTAATGACTCTTATGGATTGCTTACAACTACCAAGTTCAATATGAATAAGCCTTTAGGGAAGGATATGTTCACAGATGTTAAACTAATGCATGAATCTGGCTTAAACGCTGAGTTAAGTATTGGTTATCAAGTATTAGGTAGAGATAGTAAAAACAAATCAATAATTAACGAGTATAAGTTAATGGAATACTCTTTTTTATCTAGTTGGGGTGCTAATGAATTAAGCACTGTACAAGGTATTAAGGGGATTAAATCTCATTACGGAATAATGGAGTTGATAGAGAAATCTTATAACTTAGATTATTCAGACGATAGATTAAGACAAATAGAATCAATGCTAAAAGCACTTTCAGACAAAGAGCCGTCAGACACTGACACTTCTAATGATGAGCCGCTAACAGAAGAGCAAAAGAATATAAATATTATTAACGAATTTAGAAAAACACTAAGAAAATGAGTTTAGATGCAGAATTAAAACAAATGAGTTCTGATTTAGAAGGTAAATCAAAAGAACAAATAAAAGAGGCTCTAGTAGAGTTCGGAGCAAAGAACCAAGAGGCTATCCAAAAGTCTATTAACGATGCTGCTCAGGCATTTGAGGCTAAATTAAAATTAAGTCAAGACCATATCGACGCTTTAGATATTAAATTACAAGCTAAGACAAAAGGAGAAACTGTTAAGACTACAGCGATGGAGCTTAAAGAACACTCTGTAGAGCTTAAAGCAATGTCTACTAAGAATAGCAATAAAGAGATTTCTGTAAAAGCTGATACAGTTAGGTCTACTATTAATGGAAATCAACAAGCTAGAGAGCTTGATTCTATTGGTCAATTGGCTACTAGAAAACTTACAATGTATGACGCTTTTGTAAAGATTCCTGTTTCTGAGTCTAACAACAACGGGGTTATTAGATATTACGATTGGGATGAATCTACTATCAATAGAGCTGCTGCTATGGTTGCAGAAGGTGGTTCTTTTCCAGAGTCTACTGCTGCATGGGTAACAGAAACTATTTCATTAAAGAAAATTGGAGATACATTACCTGTGTCTGAAGAGTTTTTTGAAGATGAGGCTATGTTTGCTGCTGAGTTAGGGCAATTCCTTAACACAAACGTTAACTTAATCGTAGATGATCAAATTGCAAACGGTCCAGGAACAGGGAACAACCTAAAAGGGTTAATGAACTCTATCCCTACATATACGGCTTCTGCTAGTGGTATTCAAGACGCATCTATTTACGATTTATTCCCAAAAGTAAAAGAAGCTATAACAACTACAGGAGGTTCTAAGTATATGCCTAATATAGCTTTTATGAATATCGCAGACATCAACAAATATAAGTTGAAGAAAGATGCTAATAACAACTATGTAATGCCTCCATTTGTATCAAGAGACGGAGAGGTTATTGATGGTGTAACTGTTATTGAATCTAATGTTATCACTGCTGATACAATGGCTTTAGGAGATAATAGATTTGGACGTATTTACGAAAAGCCAGGAGTAGTATTATCACAAGGTGAGATTAACGCACAGTTTACATCTGACATGACTACATTGAAAGCTAGACGTAGATTGTTATTCTTAATCAGAGGTGCTGACGCTCCAGGATGGAGAAAAGTTGACGGTATTGCTGCTGCATTAATAACTTTAGCGAGCTAATATGATAGAGATAGAATTTACTAAATCTTTTGCTAACAAGGAAAAAGGTGATAAGATATTTATAGACTCGATGATAGCATCTACGTTAATAAACAAACACAAAGTAGCTAAGAGAGTTAAGAAAAGTAAAAAAGACTCTAAATAATAATAACTAGCCTGTCTTTAATTAGGCAGGCTTTTTTAATATAAATAGATGGCATATACGGATATAATATCACTAAACGACGCTAAAACCTATTTAAGGGTAGACGATACTTTAACAGAGGACGACCAATTTATAACTAGAACTATAAACGCTTCATTTAGTTGGATCGAGAAGAGAACAAATCAAATAGTTTCAGCAAGAGAAAAAGAATATGTTTTAATTAATGGCTACACTAGAATATATGACAGCCCAATTAACACAGACTTATCTACTTTAACTGATTACGAATTTACAAATAAGGGTTTGTATTATACGGTATGCGCCAACAGTTTAGACGTGGAAAATGAATTTACTTTAAATATTGGGGAGAGTTTCGCTGATAATGTAGATTTTGAACTTATCAACGTGGCTTATGAAATAATTGAGTACTATTATAACCAAGCTAAAAAGAAACAAGAGGTTAAAGGCATGACTGTTTCTGATTACCTTAGTGAAATGTCAAAAGAGTATATAAACATTAATAGACGCTTTATAATATGAGAGCTAGACAACTTAACAGAAAAATAGAGATATGGCAAGCTAGAAGGGTTAAAGATGGTTCTGGTGGGTCTACAACCTACAATGAACTAATAACTTCGTCTTGGGCAGCCGTTAGAACACACAAAGACACCCGTAGAGATACTGAGGTAGGTGTTAGTGATTATTCTGAAAAGTTGGATATTACGATGCGTTATAGAAACGATATACAATATAATTCTGTTAATCAGTTCTTAATGTATAGAGGGGTAAAATATACTTTTACTATGAGTCCAATGAATATGGATTTTAACGAGTCTTTTATTGTGCTAACAGCATCAAGAGAAAAAACTAAATCGGTTGAGGTATTAGAGCCTATAAATCCAGACGCTAACACTATATTTATTAATTACAAAAATAGAGTTATAGGGGATGGCGGTACGTTTGAGGCTGATGATTGCGTGTTAACGTACATAGAAAACAATATAGCATGAAACTAAACGCAAATGTTGTAGGTGTTAAGGCTTTAGAAAAGAAGTTTAAAAAGTTTGGTATTGAGGGACAAAAACAATTTGAGGATATAACAAAGATTCAAGCTTTAGAGATTCAAGCAGACGCTAAAAGGCAAGCTCCCGTAGATTTAGGTAAGTTAAGACAAGGAATAGTCACAGAAGAAGTAAATAAAACAACTTACATAATTGCAGCTTTAGAGAAGTATTCGGCTTTTATGGAGTTTGGTACAGGTATGCTAACATCGATACCTAAGGGTTGGGAAGAGATAGCTATATTATTCAAGGGTAAAGGAGTGAGACAAGTAAACCTACCAGCTCAACCGTTTTTATATCCTGCATTTATGAAGGGTAGCGATCAATATATAAAAGACTTAAACACAGCGTTGAAACGTTTAACAGATAAATTTAATAAGTAATGGATAAGAATTTACCTAATAAATGGGTTAGGAAAGCTGTTTACGATGCTATAGATGGGATTGTAGTAGATGGTTACGCTATAGAGTGTTTTGACACTTATGTATCGGGTGCTAATCAACCTGACCACTATACAATACTAAGCACACAAACAAGCTCAGTAGATAAGAATAATAAGTGCGAATGGTTTTGGGATAGCTCAATTACAATAGAGGCGGTTACTTATTATCCAAGACCAGGAAACCCAGGAAGTAAACTGCTTGCAAACAATATTATTGATGAGATTAGGTTTCAAACTAATGACTTGGTGTTAGATGCAGCGAGTGATTTAGAGATATTTGTACAAACGCAAGACTTCCCTAACGGGCTAACTATTTCTACGGATCACGAAAACATTTTTAGAGAGTTTATCACAATAAATTTTAGAATTAAATAGATAGAATTTAGAATAACTAATATGTTATAAATTTTGCTTATATTTACATTAAATATTTTTTTAACTTAAAACACAATAAATATGTCTTTCATTAAAGGAGATGCTATTATTTTGTACATATGGGATAATGTTTCAGCCTATAAGCCTGTTGCGTGCCTTACGTCAAATAGTTTAGCACAAACAAGAAACATTATTGAATCACAAACAAAGTGCAATCCTGGAGTTGTCATTAAGGATGCAGGTTCTTTAACTTATGAGATTACATTTGAGGGTAACTACATTGACACAACGTCAGCAGGAAGTACCGATACGGACAAGGTATCACATGACGCTTTAAAGATTCTTTTAGAAACAGGAGCGGCTGAGACTTGGAAAATGGATACGGGATTAGCAGATACTACTGCTTATTACGGGACGGGTATTTTCTCTGACTTAACTTTAGATGCAGCAGCAGGAGATGAACTAGCTACTTTTAGCGGTACGTTATCAGGAAGCGGAGCAATCACAACTACAGACCCTAACTAATAATATATGAAGAGCATTAAATTAGTTATTGCAAAGAAAGAAATTGAGTTTCATTTTGGGCTTGGTTTTTTGGGAGAGTTGCTAGATAGTTTGGATTTATCTATTGAGGAATTAATGGGAGGGTTACAAAAAAACCCTTTTAAACTATTGCCGAAGATAATGCACGGAGCAGCTACATACGCATCATTACGAAAGGATGAGGAATTAGGTTTATCATTATATCAGCTGACCGACCTTATAGATGAAGATGGAGGAATAGTATCTGAAAACGTAAGTAAGTTTTTAGAGGCTTTTACTAAGAGTATGAGTAAAGATGTTCCTAACGAACCAACAACAAAATCCAAGGGAAAGAAGAGAGCGGTTCTACAAAAATAAATTGGTCTGAGGACGTTTTGTCCTTTTCTTTGGGAGAGTTGAATTGTCCGTCCTTAGAATATGTTTACGATATGACTTGGGCGGAATTTCGTATAAGACAATTTGCATACAGACGAATGGATAATTATTCATGGATTAAAGTAAGGGAAATTGCTTATCAAGCTCTAGTAGGATCGCACGCAGACCCAAAAAGACTACCTAAATCTAAAGAAAAGTTTATGCCTTTAGATGATAGGAAACAAAAAGAACTAACAGAAAGGCAGTTAGAGGCTATGAGAAACGCCCAAGCTGTTTATCTAAAAGAAATACAAAAAAGGAATGGCAAGCAATGAGTTAAACGTAAAAATAGGTGCTGATATAGATAACCTAATCGTAGAACTTAACAAGGCTAAAAAAGAGCTTGGTTCATTCTCTAATGATGTAGATTCTTTTAGTAAAAAACTACAAAGAACAGGCGAGAAAATGAAGTCTATAGGTAGTGCTATGTCTAAATACATAACATTACCTTTACTTGCTTTAGGTGGTGCTGCTTTAAAAACGGCAGGAGACTTTGAGAAATTAGAAACCTCTTTAAGAACTTCTTTTAACGGTAATGCAGAGGCGGCAAGAAAAGCCTTTAAAGTTATTACTGATTTTGCAGCAAAAACACCGTTCCAGGTTGAGCAGGTTGCAGATGCTTTTATAAAACTTAAAAACTTAGGATTAGACCCAAGCGAAAAAGCGTTGACTGCTTACGGTAATACTGCGTCTGCTATGGGTAAATCACTTAATCAAATGATTGAGGCGGTTGCTGATGCGAGTACGGGAGAGTTTGAGCGTTTAAAAGAGTTTGGTATTCGTGCAAGTAAGCAAGGCGATCAGGTTTCGTTTACTTTTAAAGGCGTTACCAAAACAGTTAAAATGGAGTCAGCGGCTATTGAGGGGTACTTGATGAATATCGGTCAAACTGATTTCGCAGGTGGTATGGAGGCACAAAGTAAAACCTTTTTAGGGCGTTTATCTACCTTAAAAGATAGTGTTTCTTTATTACTTAAAGACTTTGGAGATATAATGATGCAGTATGTAAATCCTGTTATTGATACTATATCTGATTTAGTTAGAAAATTCGGTGCATTATCACCACAAACAAAGAAAATAATAGTAGTAGTTACTGCTTTTGTGGCTGCTTTAGGTCCTTTACTTATAGGGTTAGGGTTTTTATCTACAACTATACTACCTGCATTGATTGCAGGGTTTGGAGTGTTGTTGTCACCTATTACTTTGGTTGTTGCTGCTATCATAGCTTTAGCGGCTGTTGTTTACAAGAACTTTGATAGTGTAATAAATAAAGTATCTGAGTTTTATAATTCTTTTGTAGACGTATATAACCAAAGCGTATTATTAAGGGGTATTATAGCAAGCGTAGCAGCAACGTTTAAAATACTTTGGATTAACGCAAAGTTAGCCATGGACAACGCTTGGGCTGTAATAAAAGGATTTGGTAAAAACGTTGTAGAGTTGTTTAGCAATATAGTAACTATTATAGCAGGTGCGTTAACCTTTGATTTAGATAAAATAAAAAAAGGTATTAGCGGTGTTAAGAGTGTAATATCTAAAGGTTTTTCTGAGATATCAGAAGAGATAAAAGGCAACATAACTAAAGCAGGAAACGATGTAGCGGTTGTGTTAGGCGAGGCTATAGATTCAACTATAAGCGGACATTTAGAACACAAAACACCCGAACAAATAAAAGAAAGTTTGTCTAACATGGCAAACAACGTAGGAGAGTTTGCTAAAGGAATAGGTGAAAAAATAGCCAATTCTTTAGGGTTAGGATTTTCGGGAGGTGAGGAAAGCGGCGGAGATACAAGTATAGGTCTTAGTAATGTTGTTTCTACAGAATCAGATAAAGTTGTAGAAGAGTTAAGTAATCTTAACAACCAAGCGAACGACATAATTAGCAACGGAATAGCAGGAACATTTGATGGGTTAGTAGACGCAATAGGAGGTTCTTTATCTAATGGTGGTAATGTTTTAAAGTCAACAGGAGCTGTTTTATTAAGCTCTTTAGGTAGTATTGTTTCTCAATTAGGTAGAATGGCAATAGGTATAGGTATAGGTATAAAGGCAATTAAAGCGTCTTTGTCAACTCTTAATCCATTAGCCGCTATCGGTGCGGGTGTTGCTTTATTAGCGTTAGGTTCTGCTTTCTCTGCGGGTGCTAAAAAACTAGGTTCTTCTGGAGGTGGAGGAGGTTCTGATGTAAGTATTCCTGCAAGTTCGGGTAGTACTGGTCAATCTTCGTTTAGTGGAAGTAGCCAATCATCATTTAGCGGTAACTCTAATAGTTTACAAAACGTTGTTTTTGAGATTCAAGGGACAAAGTTAGTAGGTGTATTGAGTAATACATTAAATAGAAATAGAAGTTTAAACGGTACTTTATCAATTAACTAGGATGGCAAACAGTTTTTATACAATACAACTAACAAGCAATAATCTAGCAGGTAACTTTTTAAAGGTTCAAGTAGATCCTATAGGTAATACAGATAAATGGAGTACTACTACTTTTGTGAATGGTGCTACGTCTAATTACTATCAATGTGAGATAGGTACAGATATTGAGCAAACTATTATAAACTTAAAAGACCAATTAGATTATTATTACACAGGTGCTGGATATACTAACCAACCATACAACACTACTATAATAGCGACAGACACTTTAAAAGTAGAACTAATAGAACCTTATCTTGATTTTGAGGTTTTTTTGTTTAGTGGACTAGAAGACAACGCTATATTAGCAATAGAAAATGTTCCTAACATAAAATACTATATAGAATATAATGATAGTGTAAACATTTTACATAGATTTGAGTTATATGACTCTAATTATTTTGAATCTCCTTCAGAGGTTCAAGGCTACGTTACTATGGATTACGGGCAAGTAGACGAAAACCTAGAGGCTATTAGAGGGCAAGGATTAAGAGTAAACTTAGAGGCTGATGCATCTTTAACTTTCGAAGAATTATTTGAGGAAAACGAAAAAACTTTTAAATGTATTTATTACAGAAATAACGTTATTTTATTTCAAGGGTGGCTAAACCCCGAAGGATTTTTTGAAGATTACGTAAATGACAAATGGATTGTGTCTTTTGATTGTATTGATGGACTTGGTTATCTTAAAAACTTAGCTTTTGTAAATGATGACGGAACTAATATAACAGGTGTAAAATCACAATTAGAAATACTTTCTTTAGCGTTACGCAGAACAGGGATCGAAGTAAATATAAACGTAGATATTGATGTGTTTTATACAGGATTAGCAGATACAAATTCTATTTTAGAAAACGTAAAAGCAAATACAAGGCGATACATAAAAGACGATGAGGTTACTGTAATGAATTGTGAAGAAGTTATTAGGGATATATTAGAGCCTTACGGGGCAGTTTTAACGTCTTACAATGGACGTTGGGCAATCTATAAACCAAATCAATTAGTAAGCAATCAAACGGCTACTTTCTTTAGATACGACTATTTAGGGGTTGCGTTATCTCCAACGACTATAACTTACGATTTTGATTTTACAATAGGTAGCCAAGTAGACGGGTACGACCCTCATTACTGTAACGGAAACCAACAATTTACAAATCAGCCTAGTTTTGGGGCTTATAGGATTAGTTATAAATATGGTGTTTTACGCTCTTTAATAGATAACAACAGTCTTTTAAGTAATGGAACTGGATATGATGACTTTGTAATAACAGACCTTTTAGAGATAGTGATTAAACCTGCTGGAGAATATGGATTTGGGTTAAATGTTTTAGGGCCTGGATTTAAGAACTCAGTTATAAACACACTTAACTACATAGTACCAAGTGGGTCTAGTTTTAAATTAAGCCTTGCTTATTCTTTTAGTAATGTATCTAGTTCTGATTTAAATAGAAATAAATTTGTAGTAAGAGTAGACGACGATAATACTTCTAATTACTACACTTTAAACACAAACGGCTCATGGAAGTTAAACGGTAGTTTTTCTACTATAAAAACTGATTATTCAGAGGGTGATACACTAAGTAGTTATGATTTAGATGTTAATAACGTGCCCGTTAAAGGCACTATGCAAATTAGGTTTTACAATCCAGAGGACGATCCTTCAACGGTAAATAGTGGTATTTGTGATTTCACAAACATATCCATAACTAGTTTAGATGTTGGAGACGAAGAAGGCGAGACATGGACTTTTGAAAGAACAAACAATCCGTCATCAAGAATAGAAAAAACCAGAGAGGTTTTTACTGGAGATTCAGAGTTTAATACATACGAGGGTACTTTATACAAATCAGACGGAATAACACCCACAGAAACATGGTATCGAAAAGGAATAACGGAAGCCGTGCCAGTTCTCGAATTAATGGGTTCGGAAGCCATGCGAATGAACGCAAACACAATGAGAATATTTAATGGTGATGTTTTTGGTTATTTTAATTATTTGAGTGTTATTACTATTGATGGAAGGACTGGTAAGTTTGGAGTTACTAAATATAGCTACGACACAAAGAGTAATATTATATCTGCTGAGTTTAAGCAAATGTTTGGCGATGAGCTAACGGATTTAGACGTAGAGAAACGGTTAGACTATGGTAATGTAGTAGAGCCAACTATTAGAGGATAAATAAAAACTATAAAATATTATAGTTAAATAGATTTTGTATATTTAAATTATGATAAACGGAACATTAAAGATATTATATATAAAACAATATGGCGAGTATTTGCCTATCGGTTGTTTAACGGATAATAGTTTTTCAGAAAGTGCCGAAATGTTAGACACAACTGTAAGAACAAATACAAACGGATGGACTAGCTCTATACCTGTTGGTCAATCTTACAATATTGATTTTAGCGGATTGGTAACTAACGATATTTCAAGCGACTCAATTATAACGTTTCAAGCGTTAAGGGACATAAAAAGACAAAGACAACTATTAGAATGGAGAGTTTCAGACGGTAATGGTAATGATGATTTTGGATCAGCATATATAAACAGCTTAGGGGAAAGCTCTACAATAGATGAGTTTGTTTCTTTTAATGGTAGTTTAGTAGGACAAGGAGAGCCAACAAATACTTTTGACGAGTTATTTTATGGCTATAAAGACAGGGTTTTAGCTGATGGGGGTACTTTTGAAGCTGAACGATGTGTAAAAGAATATATAGAAAAAATAATATAACATGAGTACAGTATTTGCATTTATACCGCAGTCTTATAATACAAGCAAAGCATTTATAATAGTTCCTAGCTCTGTTGGGTTTATTAATTTTAGTAGACCAGCACCAGCAGACAGAACAGACCCAAACGGAGACACTGAGTCTATGGCAACAAACGTTCCTAGAATTGATTATTCAGGGGAGGGTTGCCCTGTTTTGCTTTTAGATAATTCTTTAACAGAGAGATGTTACCAAGCGTACCAACTAGCTATAAATCCTAATAAAATGGTTTGGGAGCTAGAATTAGCTGCTGCAAGTAACACAACAGGAACAGAAAGAGTTGTAGCTATGACAGACCTAACAAATAGCATTGTATCTATAGGTTACACTTCGACTGATAATCAAATATCTACTAAGTTTATAAATAATAGTACTACAATAGCTGATATCACATTTGACCACTCAGACAATACTATACTAAGAGATATAAAAGTAGTCAAAAACGGAACAGATATCTTAGTTAAGATTGATAATGTTTATGTTGGTGGTGTATTTGATGCTACTAACTTACCTACAATTGAAGAAATGAGCTACTCAGTTGCCAACACTAGAGATTGGATGGACGGTAAAACAAGAGATAACACAGTTTTTGACGATATAACAAAATATGATAGTACTGATACATCATGGGGTCAAGTAGTACAAAATATTAGTAACTTATTTACAGAGAGATAATGGGATATGAAATAAATTTAGGTAACGGAGAATGGGCTACAGGTCAAGGCGGAATGGCTATGACTGTTACTGATACAGATACAGGAGTAAAGGAGGCTGTTTTAATGGGCTGTGATAGAAACTCTAACAAAACAGCGGTAAACAAAGATGGTTTATTATATGATGTTTTACCATACGAGCCTAGTGTAACTTATGTTGATGGTGTTGGTGTTTTGAATAACGAACCACAAGCCACTAATATTATTACTTATAGCGAAGATTTTAGTCAGTGGAATAGTTCTTCATCAGGCTTAGGAGATTCCGTAATCGTGACTCCTAACAACTCAATAAGTCCAACGGGTTTAAATGATGCGACAAAATTAGATTTTAATTTAAACGGAGGTAATACGGCATCTGATGTGTCTCAACTAATTTTATTATACAACGCTACTAGTGGACAAGAATTAACATCTTCCATATGGATAAAATCAGCAGATACAAATGATTATACAATTGCTCTTGATTCAGATAGCCAACAAGGAAATTTGGTTGTAGCCACTAACGAATGGCAAAGATTAGACACTAAAAGAACAGGCGCAAACACAGGTTCAAGAACTTTTAAAATAGGTCTAAGAGGTTCTTTTGGAACTTCTGATAGTGCTAGTGTTTTAGTTTATGGCGCACAACTAGAAGCAGGCTCACTAGCTACTTCCTACATACCAACAAACGGAGCAACACAAACAAGACTAGCAGACACAGGGTTTAAAACACCTGATATTAGTAAGTGGATTGATGGTTCTGATTTTATTGTGGAGTTTTCTTTTAAGGATTTAGGAGCTTCTAGTTCACGAAGAAGATTAACATTGTCTGATGGTAGTACCTCAAACAGATTGCGTATAACAAAAGAAGCTTTAGGCACTCTGTCTGTTAACTTTGACATAGGAGGCGTATCTTCTGCGGTTGCAATGGCTATTTCAAGTACTCCGAGTCAGGATTTTGTATTAAAAATACGGGGTAAGTCAGGAAGTTATTTTGCTAGTATAGATGGTGTTGATTTTGGAAACTCCACAAATAGTGTTGCTCTTGGTGTAGATGATATCAAATTTTTAGTTTTAGCAGAAGTAAACGATACTCTTATTTTTGATGCGAAAATAAAATCAATAAAAATAACTTCATAATGAAACACTACGGAAAATACATATTCCCAACACACGAGAAAGCGTTGGAGATGCTAAAAAGTTTACAATCAACAGAAGAAAACCATAGCTTTCATATAGCGGGGGGTTTAATCAGAGAAAAGATTGCAGAAGCTACAGAAGCAGAGTATTCGGATAGATACCAATTAGATGTTATTTGGCATAATCTACCAAACGAGGGTACAGAAGAAGAACCTGTTTATGACCACCCTTACGGATGGAAAAAATACAAAGCAGAAGTATCAGGAGAAGGAAATCATAGGATGGGAGCTTACTCATACCAAAAGTGTAAACTATAATCAATGCTAACAAGTTTTCACACAGCAGTATCGTATGCAGTAGGAACGTGTATAACATACGTAACTAAGAATCCTTACCTTGGTGCTGCTTGCGTGTTTGCTTTACATTATCCTATTGATTACTTAGGGGAAAACGTTAGTAAGGGTTATCAGAAGTATGAGATTATATTTCATGCTTTATATTTAACATTGGGTATTATTTATAATGATTGGATAATGTTTTTAATATATGCTTTGTCGGGTAACTTAATGGATGTTATAGATAAGAAGTTGTATTTATCAATATTATATCCTTACAAATATAGTCATTGGTATATATTCCACAAAAAAGAAAGAAAGACCCTAAAATTAAGCAAAGGATTAACAAAAGAAATAACTTTCTGTATGATTGCTATATTGATTATATTTGTAGTATTAAATTTAAAATAAATAAAAATGAAAAATTGGAAAACAACAGCGATTGGTGTAATTGCTTTAATCGGATTAGGATTTAATGCTTACACTAACGGAGGTTTTAGCGTTGCTGACTTCTTGTTATTAATTACGGGTATTGGGTTTTTAGCGGCTAAGGATGGAAACGTAACAAATTCAAGCAATGGTAAGTTATATACAAAAGGTAGCTCCCTAGCTGCTAGAATGAAAAGAAACATTGGAGGTGATGGACTTCCTAAAAGCGAAAGAGATTAGAAAATGACTAAAAGAAACTTTTACATATTATTAGCCCTGAGTACAGTAACGTTGTTATCAGGGCTTCATAATTTATTCATAGGGATGGGTAGAATAAACCCGTTTTTGTTTTATGATTACTATAATAGTGTAGGAGTAAAAGGTATAAATATATCTGCATTTGTTTATGAATTAGGTTATATGATACAGGTTTTAGTTGTTCTTTTTTTATGTATATTTATATCTAATAGCAAAAGCACTAAAAATATAATACAACCATTTATATTGATTGCACTTATTGATATTTTGGATTATATTGCATTCTACAAACAACTATCATATATAAAATTGCCATTACTCGTTTTACTGGTGCTAATCTATAATATAAAATGGAAAAAATTAAAGGTAAAATGAACGAGCCATCTACAAAACTTCAATTAATAATAGCAGTATTTATTGCTTTAATACCTACTTTTCTTGTCATGTGGAATAACTCCAGGGACGAACTAAACAAAACTGTAGCTAGACATGAGGTTACTTTAGAGAACCACGAGCTTAGAATAAATCTACAAGAGGTCAAAAGCGAAAAGATAGACGCAAGCTTAGAAGAGATTAAGAGAGGTATAACTAAAATACAATTATCACTAAAAGATAAAAAGAATAAAGATTGAGAGCAGTAAAACTATTAATAGAGAGATATTCACATGGGGAAAAGCAAACCATAGGCAGTTTATTTGGTTTATCTGACTTTAACCACGTTCTTTTTAAATGTGATACACTAGAGTTGACATGGAAAGAAAACAAGACAAACATAAGTTGTATTCCAACAGGGGAGTATATAGTAAAAAAGAGATACTCAAAGAAATTCAAAAACCATCTCCATATTACAGAGGTTATTGGGCGAACTCATATATTAATACACTCGGGTAATTTCTATACAGATATTTTAGGATGTGTTTTAGTGGGTAAATTAGGTTACGTAAACAAAGACGATATAATAGATGTGTCAAGCTCTAAAAAGACGTTAAAAAACCTTATCAACAGCTTAGAGTTTGATTCTAACGGAGAGATGCCTTTAGAAATAATTAATATATAAAAAAAAACACACATTTTAGACTATGCGTGTTTTTAAGAATTTTAGTAAAAAATCAACCTAGTTTTATCGAACTAGATATCTAGAATTATTAATCACGGCTAAGATAATATAATTATGAGATACTACAAAGTTTTTTTAATACTTTTATTTATCTCTTGTAAATCTACAGAGTCTACAAACAATAACAAGCTAGACGTAGATAGAAAAACAATAGACAAAACTGTTACGGTTCAGAAATTAGACAGAGTTTCATTTTCTTTTGATGAGATTACAGTAGTTGCACACGATCCAAAACTAGAAACTACTATAACTGATTCTAACGGCATTAAAAATACTTTTAAAAACGTTAAGACTATCACTATCAAAAAGCAAAAGAAAGACAGCGTAGTGCAATCTAATGAGGTTAAAAAGGATATAGACGAACATTTAAAAGACAAATCTATAATAAGAACTAAAGATAAGTCTATTTCTGATGCTAATAATTACAAGTGGATATTTATAGCGATAGCCTTTATAGTTTTATTTATGCTTATTGGTTACTTAGTTTTTAAATTCAAGAGATAAACGCAAAACTCATCAGAATAAACAGCTAACTCTTTGTTTATTTTATTCCTAATTATTATCCTATTATCTAAAGAGTAGTTTAAATCTGCTTTCTTTAATCTTAGAACTATTTTTTTAGCCTTGTAGTAAAGTTCTTTGTATTCCGAATTACTTATATCTAAAGCAGGTGTTTTTCTTAGCTCGCTTATAAAGTTCATGTAGTCTTGACCGTATTCTTCAACAACACCCTCTCTTAGTAGTCCATCATCATTTTGAAAGTGGTTAGACCTTGCGCATTGCCTGTGTATATTGTGTAGGTTGTATCTTATTGTTTGGTTTCCACCTCTTGCAAATACATGACCTGCGTGCATTTGCCCTCCTGTTTTTCTAGCTAAACAAAACAAATCTTTATCTATTAGCCTAACTATTTTATTTATCTCGTCTTGAAACTTGCTTTTCCAATTAGTTAACTTCTCTCTAAGTTGTTTCTTTTCTGCTTTCCACTCTTTAGCCTTTTTGTCTTTTAGCTTTTCTTGTGATAGCTTATAACCGCAATATGGAGAACACCAAGACACCAAAGAATTGAACTGCTCAAATTCAGTATTGCAAACTTTACATTTTTTCTTTTTAGGTTTCATAGTAACGTATAAGATTTTGTACAAAAACAACCTATTTGTATTTTATATTGAACATTAAAAATGTTGTTCTATCTGTTCTTTTACTGATTCCTTATCAAAGTTAAAATACTTTTCTATACTATCCAACATTGCGGAGTAAAGTTCTGAGAACTCTAACTCGCTCATCTTGGCAAATGATATGCTTTTAGGCTCTGTTATCTCTTCTCCGTGTATAGTTATCCTTTTAGTATAGTAACCACTAGCAACCGTTAAATCTCTTCTTAGTTGATTTATATTGTTGTAGTGTTCTTGATTGTCATATACTAAATTAATCAATGCGAAAAACTTTCTGTGAAACTTTATATTTCTGGGTTGTGTTATCTTGCATTTAACCTCTTTGAGAGGCTTAATCTTCTTTGCTTTTTCAAGGTCTGAGTCATAAGCCAATTTAAAAGAGTTATCAAACTGTTTAATTAGTGTTAGCTCCATCTGTTAAGGTTTTACGTTTTTCTTTACAAATCAAATCCCTTTGATAACAAAATGTACGTATCGTTATCATAAAGCTTTATAGCTCTAACTATTATTATGCTATTTGTTTTCATTCTATCCTTTTCAACTTTTGTAAACTCAGAACCTAAATCTACGTTGTCAGCGTCTAGCCTTAATAGTGCGTCTGTGGTTTCTCTATTGCTTAGTTTTAGGTCTACTATTTCTTGTATTCTTTCTCTAATGTTTTCCATTTTTTTTGTTTTTAGTTATACGTTCTTACATATAAAATAGCTTATTAACTATAAATTATACGCAACAACATATAAAATATTGTGTATCGCGATATGCGATTTATCTATTTATAAAAATTGGTAGTATTGTATTATCTACTCCTGTGAAACTTTCTATTACAAACCCTCTTCTACCTTTTTTAAAGTTGTTTTGTACCCATTGAGAGCTTGGAGATGCAGCAGGATAGTTGTAATAATCAAAATCATCTGATCCAGCCATATCTAAAATTAATTGGTGTGAATCTCCTTTTTTAAATATAATCCTTTTAGCTTGACCGTATAAATTATGATGTTTGATATATTGGTCTATCTTTTCTACTTGTTTAGAATCTAGTTGAGGTTTAAAACCAAACTTTAAAGTACTATCATCTTTACCATGTGAGATTAAAAACAAGATACCGTTAACAATGTAGTGACTAATAAAATTAACGTGGTTTGTTATCTCTACGTTTTTATACTTTAACTCTGCGTATGTTTTAAACTGTTGATTAAGTAAGTAGCCAAAGTCTCCAGCGTGGTTATCATTGCAAACGTTATTAAATACTATTTTATTGTAATACTTTACTAATCCATCTAAGATAATAGATTTAAACTCAAAAGCACAATCAAATGCTTCTTTATTTGTCATGTTCTGAGGTAGTTTATGCCCTCCACGGGTTGTTAAAGCGTTGAATCCGTCTAGTAAATCTCCTAAATCATCAACAACTAATATATCAGACTTTCTATTAGATAGGGTTTTATTTACAATAAGTTTAGCAGTTTCTAAAATAGAGTCTCTGTTCCATAACTCAGCATACATACTATTCTTATTCTTATTAGTGTCTAAGCCTACGTGTACATCTGTGAATGTGATAGTATCAAAGTCAGATTCTGTGTTTGTTAGAGGCTTTAGTTTAAGTTTAACAGGCTTTACGTGTTTTTTAATAATTGCAGTAAAATCTACTTCATCTTTTGGGCTATCCTTTTTAGGTTTGTATTGGATCCATTGTTGCCCTGTTGTTTTTGATGTAGATATTTTAACTATCTCGAAATTATCAGGAATTTCTATTGGTTTACTTTGTAGCTTTTCAATCGTAGAAACTATCTCTCCATCTTTGTCAAGTCTTTTTTGTGTCTCTACAAAAGAACGGTCATTAGTTTGTAGCCTTAAAATTCTTAATTCTTCAATTTTTTGTTCATCTAAATAATACCTATTCTGTTTTCTTCCTGGAGCGTCTTCTTTGGGTTTAAATCCTAGTATAACCGCTTCTTCTTTGTTTAACCATTTATATTTTTTCATAAGATATTATTTATAGTTTAAATTAATTAACCCTCCCTTGTTTATAATCTACACAACGACGTTAAAATTATTAGTTTGGGAGGGTGTTAGTTAAATTTTAGAATGGCAAATCTGCTGATCCATCTTCGTAAGCTGTTAATTCAGGTGCAGCTTGTGTTTCAAAACTTGCTCCAGGTGCATCTGTATTAGCCTCTATCCTCCATCCTTGTAGACTTACGTAGTATTTACCTTTGTATTCATTACCTCTAATATTAATAGATACAGTAACACTATCTCCAATATTCCAAGAGTCTAATAAACTTGTCTTGTCTTTAAAGAAGTCCATAGCTATGTCTTGTGGATATTGCTCATCGGTTGTTATTACTAATTGTCTTTTTGTAAACCCACTATCAAAAGTTTGAGTTTCTGCTTTTAATTTAATTTTTCCTTTAATCTCCATTTGTTTATATTTATTATTGTTATTTATTTTAACTAATTCTTTTTTAATCAAATTGCTTTATTTCTCTTTCAACCATGTTCCAATACATAGCGGCTTCTCTAACACCGTTAGCACTCAAATACTTCCTTATTTCCAATGTACAAGCTAGTGCCATTTCTTTGCTTCCAAAGGTTTCTATCAACCCTACTGCTCTTTGTTTAGGTGTATCTCTTATCATATTTATTTATTTCTAATTATTTCTTTATAATTCTCTCTTGCTTTCTTTAAATCTTTGTAGTCCTTGTTTAGTTTGTTATAAATAGGGTCATCTTTAAAGTTATCTTTGTAGTCGTCTGGCTCTGCACTCCAATCTTTTATAATTTCTTTGTTAGGCTTTTGGAATCTCTCAAAAAACTCTAACTCTGTTAGTGGGTCTGTTAGTATTACGTAGTTCATACGCTCGTATTCTCTTTTACTTGCTCCCATCAGTAAACGCTTTTGTTAACTTTATTGCTTTTACCTGAATCTCTGTTAAATCGTAAGTGTCTAAAACTGTTTGTAATTGAGTTTTATTAAACTTCTGTAAGGCTGTGTTAAATTTATCCTCCTCTAATTTAGGTTTATTCCCTTTATGTATATTATTACAATACTCGTTTACATCCCAAATTTGTTTACCGTTCTGAGCAGGAAAAAACTTATTATTCTTTTGAATTACTTCTTTAATTTTAATAATCTTTAAAGAGTATAAAAACCTACCAACTCCCCACATAACAGCAGCTCTTTTAAAAGCGTCGCTTGCCTCTCCTTTTTGTTTTTCTACCTGACTTTCAGTACCGCAATCAGATTTCCAAATCCAACCTGTATAACCAGAAAGGTCTGTGTGTAATATACCTATACTTGCAAATAAATTTCCTTTATGTTCTTCATACTTTACTTGCCAATTACAAGCACCTACAACATCGTCTAATAAATCTTGAACATCTCTAGCATCAATATAAGCTACACAAGTACAACCGTATTGGTTAGTGCTTTGAACCCTCCACTTAAAGGGCAATTCTTTTTTTAGTTCTTCTAAATTCATGGTTAATAATTTTAAATATAGTTTTTAATCTTCTCGTATTCTCTTTTAATAATATCCTCGTAAAAAATTATAGCCTTATTGATGTAATCTAAGTTCTGTTTAATTGGCTTTGTGGCATTGTCTCCGTTCTTTACTTGGAATAAGAATGAGGGAGATCTTTTTAACTTATCTGCTACCTCTCTGTGTGCTCCTTTGAATACTCCGCAAGCGTTGTAAATATCTTTTAAGTATTCTCTTCTGTTTTCTAACTGTTCTTTAATTTCTGTTTTATCCATAATTTATTAATATATTTTATTCATACAATCTAATTTATCTTTCCACTCTTTAGTAGTTAATGGCTCTTCATTATCTTCTGCCTCTACTAAGTCGTTTTTAAAATACTCTAGTCTATCTATAATACTTTTTACTTGCTCAGTACTTAAATATACTTTTTGATTAACAATAAACAACTCACAAATAAAAGTAAAGTCATCATTTAGTCTAGCATCTAAATAAATAGTTACATCGTCTAACTTTGCAGTTGTTTTAAATACATCATAACTATAGTTAGCGTATGTAAGTATTTCGTTTAAATCTTTTTTGTTTATTTCCATGATTACTTAATTATATCGTTAATTTTCTCTCCTAAAGCTCCTATACTTGTTTTTCTAATCTCTGACCTTGTTTCGTTACCAAACATCTCTCCAGCGCTTAAACTTATCAGATAACCACTTTCTACTTTATCCTCTTCAAAGTTATACCAGTAAACAATTTCTTTTAAGTCTCTAAACTCATCTCCTGACGTATTAGTGTAGTATGTTGTTTTCATAATATCTGTTTTAATGTTTTGACAAATATATAACCTTTCAATCATTCCCACAAGAAAAATCGTAAAAAAGTTTTTATTTCAATATATTTTTAAAAAAGTGTTGTTTAATTAATAAAATGTGTTACTTTTGTACTTGTATAACAATTAAAAATAAATATTATGGAATTAACAGAAATTTTAGACTTTTTAGAATCTCCTTTAGTATTAGAGCTTGACAACATGAGAGACAGAAGCCACATACAGAGCTTTTTAGTAGAGAAAGAAACTATTACTATTAAGTATAGTGTATTGGTTATTACAAGAGATATAGCATTTGGAGATTTTGTTGTAGTAGATGCTAGTATCGATAATTTAGACTTTTCTGTAGATAATGGAGAATTAACTATAGAAAAGTTTGATGTAGTATCGGATTTAATTTACGCTAAGATAGAGAGAGCGGTTAACAATTTAATGGAATAAAAATTATGGAATCAATTAAGACAGTAATAATTAGATAAAATAGATTATATTTGTATCTGTAGAGTAGTGGCTACATCAAAACATTATACAAATCCCAATAGATGACGAGCCCACTACCTCCGATTCTATTGGGTTTTTTATTTAAAAATGGCAAGACCAGAAAGAAATAACATCGATTATTTTCCTTTTTATTGTGATGAGGGAAAGAAGATGTTTTATTTAGAAGAAACCTACGGCAATGATGGATTTGCCACATTCCTAAAAATACTTAGAGAATTAGCTAAAACAGACTACCATTATTTAAATCTAAGCAAGCCAACTACAATGATGTTTTTGTCTGCTAAGTGTAAGATATCAAAAGAAACCTTAGATAGTATTATTAAGGACCTTGTAGATTTAGAAAAGTTTGATCCTGTTTTATGGAATGAAAATAAGATAATTTGGTGTCAAGATTTTATAGACAGCATACAAGATGCTTATAGTAAGAGAAAAAATAAATGCATCACTTATGATGGTTTACTTGTCCTTTTATCGAGTTTAAGGGTACGTAAACCTATTAAACGGGATAGTTTAGTACACATTAATACACAAAGTATAGTAGAGTATAGTAAAAAAGAAGAAACTACAGTAAAAAAAGAAAGCGATAATAGTAGTTATTCTGATATATGTAAAGATGATGTTATTTGGTTAGAAGCTATTGCAATGAAATGTAAAGTAAGAATTGATGTAGTTAAACTTTATTTAGATAATTTTGTTATTCACTTATTAGCAATGGATGAATATAAAAGAAACATAAAGGAATTTAAAATCCATTATGTTAATTGGATTCAAAAGCAAGACTTATCACAGCACAAAACAAAAAGAGTAGGACGATCAAATCAAATAAGGTAAATTATGGATATTAACGGATTTGAAATAGAGGTTTACAATATTTACAAGATACCAGAGAAAGCTAAAACGCATACTTGTCCTAAATGCTCTGAGCATAGAAAAAAGAAGAAAGATAAATGTATGTCTGTTTTTTGGGATACAGGATTAGGGCAATGTAATCACTGCGGAGAAACGACGCAATTACACACGTACAAAAAGAAACAAGAAACAAAGGTGTATATAAAGCCAAATAAGGTTACTGTAAACGAAAATTACAGCACTTCTCTACAAAGCTATATAAGTAGTCGTAAAATAAATTTAAACGCCTTAGAACGCTTAAAAGTAACTGAGCAAAAAGAATGGATGCCACAGACTAAAAAACAAGAAAACTGTATCTGTTTTAATTACTATCTAGAAAACGAATTAATAAACGTAAAGTATAGAGATGGCAAAAAGAATTTTAAATTATTTAAAGGAGCTGAGAAGATATTTTATAATTTAGATTCAATAGCAACTTCTAAAGAAGCAATTATAGTAGAGGGGGAGTTTGATGTATTGGCTTATGCAACGGCTAATATAAATAATGTTGTTTCTGTTCCTAATGGTTTTAATCTAAAAGGAGACCATGTTAATTTAGATTACTTAGACAACTATACGGAATACTTTGAGAATAAAGATACTATCTATATTGCCGTAGATAATGATGACGCAGGGATCAAGGGTCAAAAAGAATTAGTTAGAAGGCTTGGAGCTGATAAGTGTAAATTAGTCGATTTTAAAGATTGTAAAGATGCTAACGATTACTTAATAAAATACGGTTCTGAAAGTTTAAAAGACACTATTAAAAAAGCTAAAGACGTAAAGATAGAAGGAGTTTTTTATGCAAACGACGTAAAAGACAGTATGTTAAACTCTTACCGTAACGGACAAAAACGAGGTACTACTACATATGTAGACTGTGTAGATAAGGCTTGGACGTGGAGACCTGGAGAGGTTAATTTATGGACTGGTTACCAAAACGAGGGTAAATCTTTAATGTTAAACCAACTCTGCTTAATAAGGGCAAAGAATGAAGATGCAAAAGTAGCTGTATTTAGTCCTGAGAATTTCCCGTTAGACGATTTTTACACTGATTTAATAGAAATGGAGGTTGGTAAAAGTGCTGATCCTTATTATAAAAATAATTATATGTCAGAAGATGAGTTTAAAGAGTCTTTTGAGTTTGTAAACAATAATTTCTTTTCAATATACCCGAAAAAAGATTTTAAATTAGAATCTCTATTTGAAAGAATAAAGTACTTGGTAAAAAAGAAAGGTATTAGAACTGTTATTATCGATCCTTACAATACTGTTGAGCATATGATGAAGCCAGGAGAGAGAGAGGATTTATACATATCTCGATTTATTTCTACTCTAAAAAGGTTTGCTGTAGATTATGATTTGTCTATGAATTTAGTGGCACACCAGAACACACCTAAAAAGAACGACAAAGACGATGGAAGGTATTTTAAACCTCAGCTAAATAACATTAAAGGAGGTGGTACTTTTGCGGATAAGGCAGATAATGTATTAATAACGTGGAGACCAAACAGAGCAATAGATTTTAGATGTAATCAGGTTATATTTTCTAGTCAGAAGATTAAGAAACAAAAATTGGTAGGTTATCCTCAAGACGTTGATTATATAACTTTTAATATTAGGACTAATAGATACTGCTTTAACGGAGAGAACCCTTTAGAAGATAAAGAGGAACAGTTTGAGCAAGAGAAACAAATACAACCAGCAACATTATTAGAAGCCTTTGGAGACGAGCCTCCATTTTAAATAAAAAATTATGAGAATAGATGAAATAAATTTAGCGATGCAGAAATGCCACAAAAACAAAGTATTTGTATATCCTGTTAGAGTACTTGGTAAATGGTATATTGAGAGATTAGTAAACGGTAAGCCTTATAGATATAGAAAGGAAATAGATAAGGATAAACAAAGCATATCAATGGAGTTAACTTATATTGATCTAGCGAATAAACTATAAATTATGCAGCACCTAGACGAAGTATTAGTATATCTAAAAGAAAGAGAAGAGAGTAATAACGAAAACAATATAAACCATGAAGAAAATTAAAGTATTAAACTTATACGCTTGCCTTGGAGGTAATTTGACGCAATAAGAGAGAAAGAAAAAAATATTAAAAAAATTAGGTTTATATAAATTAATATAACTATATTTGTACATATATAACAATAAAACTAATATTATGAAAGTAGATAAACAAGAAGTAGTAAACAGATTATTAGACGGTATAATAGTAGGAGGTATATTTACAATGCTTTATTGTGTGTTGTGGGTTGGATCAGTAGTTTTTGGTGTTTAAAACACTTAAATATTGTAGTATGATGCACTTTTAAATTTAGAAACATGAAAGCATTATTTAATAAAAAGAAAAAACTTGTAAAGCAATTAAATGAAATAGGTTATTTTCTAGATAAAGAAATTGAAGAAAGGTGGGGTTTTCATTACTCAAAAACAGATAGTGACCCAATGATAGATACCTTAGATTATGGTACATCCGACATAAGTTATAAAGACTTTATTGAGAGAATGGATGACTTTAAAGAAAAACAAGATAAAGGAGAGTGGACACCAAATGCTTAATTTAGCATAACGGATTGAATATGAATAGTGCCGAGCGTAGGGCTGTCCCCTGCGGAGATATAGCGAAGTAAAGCCTCTTGCATAGCAACGTAACAGGAATATCTTTTGAGGCATTATTTATATTTATTTCTATGTGCTTTTTTAATTGCACTCCCATGGTTAGTAGCGGATTAACAACTTAAAATTTAAAAAATGACACCAAAAGAAAAAGCAAACGATTTACGTGAACTGTTAGAGTGGTTGAGTAACGAAGACTATTTTAATATACCTAAAAATGAGATAGGCGAGATTTTAGAAGATTGGCAAACATATAACTCTAATTGTGGCTAACGGACTTGGGTATGGTTAGTGCGACCATACAGGTATTAACTTTAAATAAAAAACAGAATGAGCAAAATGAAAAAATATTTTGATTTAGCAGAAGAACGAGCATTAACTATACCTGTTGTTATGTGGCGTTTTTGTGCTTATAAGACTGAAAAAGATTACGAAAGTGGCGAGCATTATTTTATGAAAGACTTTCTTGACCATACAGAAATGAAAGTATTTAGCGGTAAACATTCAGAAAAAGAAAATCCACTTCACAGCGATTATTGTAGTATGTATTGGAAGATTGATACAAATGCCACATAACGGAATTGTGTATGGTATGTTGCGTATAGAGAAGCACAGAATTAACGAATTAAAAACTAAATAAATTAATAATAACAAGCCTTTGAAATAGCAGAAAGTAGCAATAGACTATACACGTTGTTATGTACTGTGTGAACGGTTAAAAAGCAATAAACTATGAATGAAGATAGAACCCAACAAATGTACTATAGCGTAATGAGGCAAAATAAACAAATTGATAGCCAAAAAATACTATATAATAAAACAGGTAATGACGAAGCCTATACGCCTGAATATGGTGTAAAGCCTATTTTAAAGTACATACCAAGTAATTTTGTTGTTTGGTGTCCTTTTGACGAAGCTGATTCTGCATTTGTAAAAATGATAAGTAAAACGAATAAAGTAATACACTCTCATATAAGCAATGGGCAAAACTTTTTTGATTATGAGCCTAAAGAAGATTGGGATTGCATAATAAGTAACCCACCATTTAAAGGAAAGCGACAATTCTTTGAAAGGGCGTTAAGTTTTAACAAGCCATTTGCTTTAATAATGACTAACGCTTGGTTAAATGATGCTTACTCAAAAAAAGTTTTTATGGAAGCAAATAAACAAATGCAATTACTGATGTTTGACAAAAGAATAAAGTTTAATAATCCTTACGGAAAACCAAACAACAAAATTACGTTTAGTAGTTCTTATTTTTGTGTGGACTTCTTGCCGAATGATTTGATATGCGAGAACCTAAGTGAACATTGTACATAACGTACTTTTATAACAGGTCGTTTTAATGCCTGTTATACGGTGTTGTACATCTGTATTGCGGTTTTAAAGAACAAAATTTTGAATTATGAACGAACATAGTAATAACATTTTTGAGCGTGGGCAAATTGCTGACGTAGGAAGCAAAGGAATAAACGTGCTTTCTCTATTTAACGGAATGAGTACAGGACATACTGCACTTGATAATGTAGGAATAAAAGTAAACAAATATTATAGTAGCGAATTAAAGCCTTATGCAATAGAATTGACACAACACCACTATCCGGAAACCATACAATTAGGCGATGTAAATAATTGGCGTGAATGGGATATTGATTGGAAAAGTATTGATTTGCTTTTAAGTGGAAGCCCTTGTAAGGATTTAAGTATTGCAGGAAAACGAAAAGGAATAAACGGAAGTAATAGCGGTTTGTTTTGGCGATTTATTGAAATATACGAACATATAAAATCTTTAAATCCAAAAATTATATTCTTTCAAGAAAACGTTGGATCTGCACCAAAAGAAGATATTGGAATTATGAGTAGATCAATGGGTGTTTATCCTGTTAGATTTAACAGTAGTTTGGTTACTGCACAATTAAGAGATAGATATTATTGGACTAATGCAAAAACAAAACCTTTTGGAATGTTTGGTGATTTAGTTACAGATATTACAGAACCTAAAAACAGAAATATTAAATTGATTGATGTTATTACTGATGGTTGGACTGACAAAGAAAAAGCAAACTGCATTTTAGAAAGTGAAAGCAGAATGACAACGAGCCAAGAAAGTTTAAAAAAACGATATGTAAAAGACTTTAATACTATTGTTTATTTAGTTGAAAATGAAGTTAGGGTAAAGACAAATACTGTAAAAGGTTATGATGTTTTAACTGAAGAAGATTGTTTAAACTTATCATTTCCAAGTAGTACAACAAGACGAGGACGAGTAACTAAAGGAAAAGCACCTTGTTTATTGCAAGGAAACGAACCTTTATATGTTTTAAAGGATAAACAAGTAAGGATGTTAAATAAGATTGAATTGTGTAGATTACAAGGCTTTCCGGACAATCATTGCGATATATTGAGCAGAAACAAAGCGGCTTCACTTTTGGGTGATGGTTGGACTTTACCAATTATAGAACACATCTTCCAATATTTACCTTTTAAAAAAGCGAGGGAAGAAAAAAATGTTATTACGGAATATAAGCACGAATCTTTGAATAAAACAGGAACGTAGCAATATTGTGTACAACGCATTGTATAAGGTTTCGTTGCGACCTTGAAACAGCAACTAACTTAATTAAAATATAATAAATTATGAGTACAGAAAATAGTAACCAAAAAGATACAAGCAATAAACTTTATACATTGTTAGCAAATGAGAATTTTACAGGTTTTTATGATGACAATAAGCAACCAATTTTAGTTGGTGATAAACTAAAAAGCGAATGGGGTTATGAAGTGATTGTTGTTAAAGGTAAAAATGGTGATTATAATGGTAAATTGGTTTGCGATGAAAACCATAGTTGCAAGAATATACCATACGCAATTAACGAAGGCAAGGGACATAGTAAAATTATTTGTTGCTAACTAGAATGTGTAAGATTAGTACGATTAATTAATGACTAAATTTAATAAATATGGAAATAGAAAATTGTGTGGTATGTAAAAAATACCTAAATGAAATTGGTGAACAAGAGCGAGCAATGTGTAATGAATGTGACATAGAAACAGAAGCCATTGCAAAAGAGCAAGAACAAGTATTAATTTTACATGGTGTTACCTGTAGTTTTGATTTAGCGAAAGCAAACCTAGCTATTCAGTTAATTAAAAAATCTGTATGTGAAAGTGATGTCTTAGACGCTATTTATGTAAAAGAAAAACTCAATTGGTTTGCGGTGACTGATGATATAAAAGACCTTTGGAATGAATACTATGGTGATGCAAAAAAGTACTTACCTTAAATTACAGGTAACGCATTGTATAAGGTGCGTTTTAATGCACTTTATACGTTGTTACCTACTGTACTAAAAAAATGAATTATGACTGAACCAAATATAGAATTACTGAACACCGATTGTTTGCTTTTTATGAAGCAATGCGAGGATAATCAATTTGATTGGGCAATAGTTGACCCACCTTATGGTATTAACTACGATAAGGAACAGAATAAACAAGCAGAAAATGAAAGGATTAGCAATGGTGGTAAATGGAAGAAATACCACGATACAAATTGGGATAGTTCTGTTCCTGATATTGAATACTGGAATGAACTTTTTAGAATAAGTAAAAATCAAATTGTTTGGGGTGGCAATTATTTTTTTGATGTAAAACTAAATGGTGTTATTATATGGAATAAAGGCGAAAATGGAACAATGAAACAAGGCGAACTTGCAAAATGCAGTAAAAATACTTTTAAGATATATAATAAAAGTAGAATAGATGCTTATGTAAATAGTGGTGAGCCGAAAATACACCCTTGTCAAAAACCAATTTCTTTATATGAATGGCTTTTAGATAACTATGTTAATGAAAATGAAAAAATAATTGACACTCATTTGGGAAGTGGAAGCATTGCGGTTGCTTGTTATAACCGAAAAATTGATTTAGTAGGAATTGAAATTGATAAAACCTACTTTGACAAAGCAAACAAAAAACTAAAAGATAGAAAAAATGCACCTACTCTTTTTTAGTATTGTAGGTAACGGTTTGTATATGACACTTAGCAACACAGACCTTTGAGATAGAAAATAAATTAATAATTAAGCACATAGTTAAAAAATAGCCTAACAGCTATGTGTTATATACTTTGTTAGGCACAGTTAATTATGGGATTAAAGCAGAAATTAATAAAACACAAGACAGAGTTTTATCGCATTTTCAATGAAGCGATTAAAAAAGATGGAGATTTTATAACAGCAGGAGGTAAATTGAGCCATGATGATTTAATTGACAGCCATTTAAGAGCTTGGGTAGCAAGTAGGATTAATGGTGGTAGTTCATCAATGGTATTTTATGCTGAAGAAGCTGAAGCCATAAAACTCATAGATAAATTGGCAAAAGAGTATTTTTCTTAATTGTGCCTAACGGTTTGGCTATGAATAGTAACGGATTAATAATTACAAAACTTAATAAATATGTACAGTATTAGAACAAATTACGGAACAACACACCAATACATTGAAAGTTGGAAAGAATGGGATATAGACGAGAACTTTATAGAATTTAAACAAAAAGGTGATTTGTTGATTATACACAAAAGCCAAATTTTAACAATCTATAAGTAGTTATTATTTATAGCCTTTGTTGTAACACGTTTTTAAATGTGATTACAACGGTTTGGCTATGAAGCGTTGTGTAGTGCAACGGAACAATGATTTATAGGTGTTGTTATGCACCGTATTTTTTATAAAACTTAAATTAAAAACAGATGGATTGGATAGAAGTAAAAGAAGAAAGCCACCAAATAAAAAACTGTATTTTGGTAGAATGTATTGCAGAAATTAGAAAAAATGATACTGGTGAAATAAGAGAATATGAAACTCACGAAATTTTAGAAATAGGTGACGAACATCCATCTGTTTTTAATTGGGAAGAGAACAACTACTCTTGTGACTGCAATAGGCTTTTGTTTTTTAACAGAGCAAAAGGCGAAGAGAAAGACGAAGATTGGGATGTAGAATGTACTGAGGGCAAATTCTCTGTTAATCTAAAAAACAAAAAGGATGGGAAGGCGTACTATCGTGAATATGGTGCATAACTTAAATGGTTAAGGTTAGTTGCGTGAATAAGTAATGAAGTAAATAGATAATCGATATGAACGAAGATATTAAAAAAGAAATTAGAGAAATAATACATACCTATTGTGGTGGAAATTATGAAAATAGAAGAATGGCAACAGAACTAATTTTACAAAAATGCCAAGAAAAGCAATTAACTTTAACCGATGTTAGCCAACTACGTGAACTGTTAATAGCTTTTGATGCTATGCGAGAATTTGACATTAAGCACGATGATATAGAAGAAAGTGTTGACTACTTCTTAAAACACAAAGAAAGCTATTTATAGTGGCTAACTGAATTGTGTAAGATTAGTATTAACGGAATAGAAACAATAAATATAAAAATTATGGATAAATGTAAATGGAACTTTAAAGTATTAAACCACTATGTAAGATTGACTGTTGAAAATAGATTTATAATACTTGGTTATAGAGGCGAAAATTGGAAAGAGTTAGTTAATATTAATTTTACACTTTGTTAGCAAAACGAAGTGTACGTTTTAATGATTGCTAACGTTAAGTATATGAGCCTGTACTTGTATGGCTTATATACATTGTTATACCCTGTTTTTTAAGCGTTGGGAAAAATAATTTACAGAAAAGAGTATTTTTATTTGGTAGTAATTACAGAATACTGTATATTTGTAGTGTAATAATAATTAAAACAAAATAAACTATGAAACTTTGTAAGAAAACAAATAAGATAAAAGGCTTTTGGGTAGAGGATTACACAGAACAAGAAAAAGAGTTTTTTATTGGATTAGGGTTTACTGAAAGACGTGTTAAATTTATGGATGAGTGGATGAGTGGTTCACTTTCTTTTTACGGTAGTAGAAGTTTTGGTTTTTGGAATGATGAAGAAACTAAAACGATTTATGATGCAGTAAAAAAAGAATTTGGTAAATGTAAACCAAGATTATTAACCACAGCAGAATTAATGTAATGAGCAAAGACCTAATAAAATGGAGTGAGCTTAGTCGTAAACTAAGTGGTTCAGATAATTCTATCAGACCAAACAAAGTACCTAAGAAGTACGAACAGAAAGTAAATCGTTTGCTATGGATTCTCGATTTGTGGGAGCGTTGGGCAAATAGGGTATAACGTATGTGGTTAAGGTTAGTTGCGTTATTGATAACACAAAAATAAATAGATATGACAATAGATAACTTAATTAATTGGTTGGAAGAAGCCGAAGATAATAACACTTGGTTAGTAAGTACACAAAGTGTAAAACGACACCTTGAAAAAATAAAAGAAACTGAGCAATTAAATTTAACCGATGTTAGCCAACAACGTGAACTGTTTTATAATTTTATTACTTGGTATAACGCAAAACCTAAATTAGAAAAAAATAAAGATGGGTTAGTTACTATTGGTGTAATAGATGAGTTTTTAAAATTATAATATAGTGGCTAACGTGCTTGTGGTATGGATAGTTGCGTAAAAATAAAACAAAACTTATATAAATGGAAAAAACAGAATTGATTAAAGGTATTTTGAAATTAGGCGAAGAACTTGATAAAGACCACGGAATGGGAAGCGTTATGATAATTGATGATATGCAAAGACTTGTAGATAAGTACGTAGAGCAATTATCTATACCACGTGTTGTAAAATCGTTGCCGACTGATGAAGAAATATATTCTGAGGGATGCAACTATGTTAGAAAAATAGAACAACCTAATAGACAACCTTTAATTACATTAAGACGAACTTTTAAGGCTGGTGCAGAGTTTGTAAAAAAGCAATTAGACAACTGATTTAGGTTATGTTTTACAACGGTTTGTATAACCTTACTAGCGAAAATTAATAACTTAAAATAATAAATAATGACTGATAAAGAATTTAATAAACTTGACAAACACTATAATAAATTAGTGAAGAAAGGAACCATAAAAACAATGAATGATGCCTACATTTATAAATTAGCAATAGAAAAAGCTATTAAGGTTATACGTTGTTGTGAAACGTTTGAGGTTAAAGAAGTACCTACTTTTGAGGAATGGAAGAAACAAAATTACATACACTATGATAAAGGACAGTTTGCAAGAAAAGCAGAAGGTTTAAAGGATTTAGAACAACTTAAACAAATATACAATAAGGAAATACTAAACCTCTAATGTTTTACAACTTAAAAGTGTATGATTAGTAGCGTGGGATAATAACTAAATAAAATAAGAATGAATAAACTAAAGGAAATAATTGAACGAGTAAAAGAGTATGAGGATAATAACTGTTTTGAATTAAAAACAAGTGTTGTTTTGCATTGGCTAAATGAAATACAAAAAGAAGCTATTAATTATACACATTGTTGTAAAAGCGATAGCGAACTGTTACCTAGTTTTCTTTATAAAAAGGGAGGCTTATATTTTAAGTACAGAGAAGATACAGATGTTACAGAACATTGGAATGAATACCTAAAAACTAGGTAATTGTTTACAACACAAAGATAAAAACACGTTTTAATGTGTTTTATCGACTGTTGACCAACGTTTTAATGTTGGTATTTAATTAATAAAACTAAAAACAAATGAGCGAAGAGCAAAAAGAAGAACAACACGAGCATATTATGTCTATGCAAATGATACAAGAAGAGTGCGCTATTAACATTAATGAAAAAATAGAACATCCTCCAGTAGCAATTAGCTATAAGACTAAAGAAGTAGTAACTAAAGACGGAGAGATTAAAGAGTTTCCTATACCAATAGGCACTTACGGTAACTTTAGCTTTATACAAGCACCTCCTAAGTCTATGAAGACATTTTTTGTTAGTTTGTTAGGCTCTGCTTATTGTAACCCAAATGGAACTCATACATCAGGACTAAGCTCCTTTAGAGAAGACAGAGAGTATATCCATTTCGATACAGAGCAGGGAGACTGGCATTCACAGCGTGTATTTAAACGTATTCAATGGATGAATAAAGAGTCTAACTTAGACTTCTACCATACATTTGCGTTAAGAAAGATAGGTTTTAGAGATAGAATAAACTTTATAGAATACTATTTGCAGACATTAACAGATACTGGTAAGAAGATAGGTGTAGTAGTTATTGATGGTGTAGCAGATTTAGTATCCGATGCAAACAATCTTGAGGAATCAAACCTCGTAGTACAGAAGATTATGGCTTGGACAACTATTTATGATTGCCATATCATTACAGTAATACACTCTAACTTTGGCTCAGACAAGCCTACAGGGCACTTAGGGAGCTTCTTAGAGAAGAAAGCAGAGACTCAGATACAATTAGAAAGAGACCCTAATAAACTAGGTGCTATAACAGTATCTTGCAAGAGAAGTAGAAACACACCATTTGAGCAGTTTGACTTTAGATTAGACGATAACGGTTTGCCTAAGATAGATAACCCAGATGATGTTTATAGTTTCTAATAACTATACTTGCTAAACAATTAATAATTAATTAAATTTATATATGAAAGATTTTAGACCGAGATTAAAAGGTAAGATATTAAAGGCTTATCAAAACCTAACTAAAGTAGAGAACAGGGTTCTTGTAATTGGAGATTTACACGAGCCATTTTGTTTGGATGGTTATTTAGGTTTCTGTAAAGAACAGTATGCTCTACATAATTGTAATAAGGTAGTGTTTATCGGAGATATCATTGATAATCATTATTCAAGCTATCACGAATCATCCGCTGATGGTTTGGGCGGTAAGTATGAATTAGAACAAGCCATTGAGAAGCTGGCTAAATGGTATAAAGCATTTCCTGACGCTCACGTTACACTAGGTAACCACGATAGGATAATAATTCGCAAGGCACAAACATCTAACATACCAAGTAAATGGATTAAAGAGTTTGGAGAGGTTTTAGAAACACCTAATTGGAAGTTTGTAACAGAGGTGTATATTGATGATGTGAGATATGTTCACGGAGACAAAAGTGGTAAGCCAAGAATGGCAGTTAAAAGAGATATGGTAAGCACAGTTAGTGGACACTACCATACCGATATGTATGTAGAATGGTTCTTCGGTAAAACAAGGGCATTGTTTGCTATGGCAGTAGGCTGTGGTATAGATAGTAAGAGTTATGCTATGGGATATATGCAGGGGGGTAAAAAAGAAGCTATTGGTATAGGAGTGGTAAAGGGAGGTAGGATTGCTTTTAACGTAAGAATGGAGTTGTAATTTGAAGTACAAGATAGAGTCTCCCTTATTCGTAATGTTACCTAGAAAAACCACTAAAGATAAGAGGATTTCATTAAATATGAATACATACAGAAACTTACATCACAGAACTAATAACGATGCTAAGAAGGTGTATCACAAGTTAATGAGATATAACTTAGAAGGTTTAAAGATAAACACCCCAGTAGAGATTACCTATAAAGTATTTAAAGGCTCTAAGAGACGTTTAGATAAAATGAATGTAATATCTGTAGTTAGTAAATACTTACTTGACTCTATTACTGAGTATGGATGTTGGGAAGACGATAATGATGACTTTGTAAAAAAAGAAACGGTATTACCAACAGAAATAGATAGAGAGAGACCAAGAGTAGAAATAATAATTAAAGAGATATAAATGTTAGAGTTATTAGCTACAAAACACGATGATTGGGTTAGAATAACCTTTAGTATGACTGGAAATATGAATGATGCACAAGACTTGGTGCAGGATATGTATTTAAGGTTAGACAGATTAGGTAAGACAAGAGAGCAGGTATCTTACAAGGATACGGTAAACAGATACTTTATATGGACGGTATTATTTAATATGTTCAAGGTCTCTAGGAGAACTAAAGTCTACAAGAAGTTAGATACTTGTGAGTATCTGGGTAATGAAGAAGTTACTTTAGAAGAGTATGATTTTGATGAGACGCACTTTAGCTCTGTAGAGACCATAAGCAATAGTATAAAGAATATTGTAAAGGATTGGAAAGTTTATGATAGGCAGCTGTTTGACTTATATTATATGCAAGGTCAATCACTAAGACAAATAGCAAACGGAGCAGGTATTGGATTGAACTCTATACATAATTCAGTTAAGAGTTATAGAAAAATACTTAAAGACGAGCTATCAGAGGATTTAATGGATTACTTTAACGGAGATTATGACAAGATACTATAGACACAAGAATAATAATAATGTTATATGCTCTGTGTATAATGGGGTTGCTAGATTTAGTAAATGGGTTTGGCAAGGAAATTACTGCAATGAAGTATATAAACTTAAAAAAGTAGAAGATGTTTTTTACGAATCATTTGAAGAAGTGAGTATTAATGAGTTTAACAGCGTTTGGGGTGTTAACCTACAGAACGCATAAAATATAAATTATGAAACAAGATAAATATTATTTAGATTTAGAGGAAAGAGGTTACTTTAACTCTATAGACAAACGCACAAAAGACTATAGAGAGTATAAGCAATGGAAAGAAGATTACACGTTTAGCAATTTTAAAGTTTTCGCTAACAATGTAGAGAAGCAGTCTAAAGGACTAGGAGACACTATTGCAAAGATAACTAAATCAACAGGGATAGATAAGGTTGTTAAGTTTATAGCAGGAGAAGATTGTGGTTGTGATGAAAGACAAGAAAGGTTTAATAAAGAGTACAAGTACAAAAATGTTAAATGTCTAAAGGAAGATGACTATAAGTACCTATCTAACTTTCTAGCCAACAAAGGTTCTACGATTAGTTATGATGATAGAGTTCGAGTCATAGGGATATACAACTACGTCTTTAGCACCAACGAGAAAAGAACTACAAGTTGCTCATCCTGTATAAGCAAAATAGTTAAAAACCTAGAAAGGTATATGAAGAATTACCAATAATAATTAGCCTAGCAGTAAAATGTTAGGCTTTTTAGTTAAATAAACTTGTGTATGTAAAATATTTTTACTATGTTTGCTACTCAATATAAAAATAGATGACCATGAAAAGAGATTACAGATTTTGGGAACATAACTACAACCCTATTACAATGCAACCAGACCCTTGCGTTACTAGCGATAAGAATATTGGAGAAGGAGCTGAACAAGAGTCAGATGAGAAGTGGGTTGAGAGTATAGAAAGGTCGAGAGTTAGAAACAAAGTTAGAAGAGTCGGTAAGTTTTGGTAGTATTATTTGACGCAGATAGCCTTATTTACGCATCTTGTTTTGACTCTAAGTCAGACCAGAAGTGGTTAACTATAGATAAGGCTTACGAGAAGTTTCAAGAAGGACTTGATAAGATATTTGCTGAGTTAGAAGAGCAAGTAGAAGTGGATAAGTTTATAGTATGTAACGGTTCTAGGGGTAATTTTAGACACGATATATCTAAAGAGTACAAAGCTAATAGAACAGGAGAGAAACCTCCAATACTAGGTAAACTACATAGCTTGGTTAAGAGGAAATATCGTTCTCATTACGGAATAGGTATTGAGACTGATGATGTTGTGGCTACATTATGGAAAAGAGTTGCAGATAAAATCGGTATAGATTCTGTTATTATAGTATCTATAGATAAAGATTATAAGCAATTTCCCTGCTGGTTTTATGATTACCATTGGAAAAAGAAAACACTATCTAAGATATCAGAAGAAGAAGCTACTATTAACTTTTATACGCAAATGATTGTAGGCGATTCATCAGACAATATTAAGTATTGTAAAGGCCATGGAAAGGTTTATGCTAGAAAGCTCTTAGAAGGCGTTAAAACACCATTCTCAGCTACAAGAAGAGTCTATACATTATTTAAAGAAGTGTATGGAGAAGATGCTAAAGAGAAATACAAAGAATGTAAAGCATTATTAGCATTGAAAACAGACTGTAATGATAACATCAGAATACAAGGGAAGTGATGACGAAATAAAAAAAGCCTATTACGATATTTATTTCTACAATCTAGAGCAAGGTCTTATGACTTTAGAAGAGTGTGGTTGGGATTTGGAAATGCTGGAGGAAGAGGAAGATTATCTTGCTTGCGCTGGAGTGTTTAGAGCTATGAATAACCACAAAGCCATTGAAGAAGAGAGGTTTAGTGAATTGTTGATGGAGATTACGAGTAAAACAGAATAAATAAAAATAGTTATCTTTTTATGAATAGTAAAGAGATAAAGCCAACTGATGGCAGAAAGGGTAACTCTAGGAAGAAATCTATACCTAAGTTGCCTGTACCTCAAGGAGAGAGGTCTAATAAACCAGCACTTAATCAAGCAAAGAAGAGTCGCAAGAAACAATACGCAAAGAAAGCTATCAAGAATGTATTTGGTAGTGAGGTTGCTATGTTTGAGTCTATGGCTGAGAAGGCTAAAGAAGGTAGTTACAACCATATGAAACTACTTACTGATATGATGTATGAAGAAGATAAAGATAATACAGGAACAACTGTTAAAGCTCCTATTATAAACTTTATTGGAGATAGCGAACTCAGTAAGAAAGTTAAAGATAAGATTATAGACGTAACACCTAAGGATGAGTAAATTAAACATACACACAAAATACATACCACTATTTAAAGAGCCTTCAAGATACTTTGTTGTAACTGGAGGTCGTGGTTCTGGTAAGTCATTTGGTGTTAACGTATTCTTACTTAACTTAACCTATGAGAAAGGTCATAAGATTTTGTTCTCACGTTATACAATGATATCTGCACATACATCTATTATACCTGAATTTATAGAAAAGATTGACTTAATGGGAGTTCACGAAGACTTTAGGATAACTAAAGATGAGATAATGAACTTAAAGACAGGTAGTTCTATAATATTTAAAGGTATTAGAACATCATCTGGTAACCAAACAGCAGCACTTAAATCTTTAAACGGTATTACAACGTTTGTAGTAGATGAAGCAGAGGAATTAGTTGACGAAGGAACATTTGATAAGATTGACTTTTCTATACGTTCACAACTTAAACAGAACAGAGTTATTTTAGTGATGAATCCGACAACTAAAGAGCATTGGATATACAAACGTTGGTTTCAAGCAGAAAATGTCTTAGGAGGCTCTAATATGAGCTTAAATGATGTAACTTATATACATACAGACTACAGAGATAATAAAGATAACCTATCAGAGTCATTTTTAC